ATACTCAGTAAAAACGTCGTCGAGCGTTTCTGGGTCCAGTCCAGCTTTGCGGGCTGCCCGTGCCTGAAACGCATGAAGGAATCGCTGGTCAATCTGCCAGAGTCTGCTGGGGCTCATGCTGTCACCTCACTGTCTGCACTGTCTGAGCCGTCTGTCAGCCTGACCATGGCCGCGTCTGACCACTTCTGCAAAAATCCAAACTGCTCCAGCTCCTCTCGCTCTTTTGCGATCTCGGCTACGTTGTCCAGATAATCACCCAAGCCGAACTCATCACAGACGTCTTGCATGGACTTGAGCCCGGCCGCCACGCTGCGGAGGGCTGTGTCCAGTTCCTCTTGTGGTTTCCACCATGCGACCCCACGAGGAACCCAGCGAAACCGAACGTCTTCGGGAGTCATGCCACTGGGCAGATTGAGCTCACCGGTGCCGCCAAATTCTGGCCGAAGGAACCACCGATAAAGCCGCCAGCGTGCCATCTTGTCATGGAGGATTCGCTGGGTTTTTCTGCGTGTGTGGCAGGCTCGCTCAAAGCCGATCCACGCCATGCGTGATCCGCTGTAGTTGGTGAAATTTTCGGAGAACATCGAGTAGGACAGATCCAGAGACTTGAGCGCAATCTGCGTGCACAGCTGGAGGAATTCCTGCGTGCTGGCCGCCGGTGTCTGGCTCTGGATCGTCTCAACTGACTCGCCCTCATCGAGATCGAAGACCGCAGGGCCATCGCCGAAGTCCACCACGCGAGACGCCCCCTCTTGGGCTGATGATGCTTCGTCGTCGTCTTCGTCGAACGCCTCGGAGTCTTCTTTTCTGGCAAACGCGATCCCGAAAAGCTGGTCCAGTTTGACCTTGGCCCGCATGTGGTCAAATGTCTCATCCAGATCCCGGAACTCGTTGAGCGCTGCCACAATCGGAGCCACTGGCCTGATCTGATTTGGCCTGGCTTCGTGTTGGCAGTATTGCCAGACGCTGCCAGCTTTGATGATTCTGTCCTGAGCCTGCCCGGTCCGTGGATCTTCTTCGGCAAAATTCCACGCCCTGACCCGACCGCCCACCAGCTTGGCCCCACCGACCCACTGACCCTGATCTCTGCGGCCTGTTGGATTCTGGCAGAATGCCCCCTCCACCATCTGGAGAGATCCGTTGACTCTGACGAAAAACGCATCACCGGCCAGCAGTTGCTGGGCCTGTGCGATCCGCCGCATATCGTCCCAGTCCATGCGACCATAGTAGTCAATGGCTTCGGCCTGCGTGTCTCGCTCCATCAGTTCCCGGAGTGCGACATTCAGCCCCCTGTCATTCGTTCGGGGCTGGAAGTCAAAGAGACAGCAGTAGTCCAAAGTCCGCCGGATTGCCCACGCCAGAAGGCCCATGTTCCGGTGAACGTCCAGAGCATTGGCCTGCAGAGCCTTGCGTCTGTTGTCGGTAAGCAGGAAATTTTCCGACCGTGGCCGGAGTCGCGTGGAGCGTCTGCGATTCTTTGGATTCAGCGCTTGGTATGTGTCGGACCCTTGCGGACTCATCGCGTCACCTCCTTGTCATGTCGGGAGTGATGACGCGCGACCGCCGTTTGCGGATTCCTGCCTCGCGTTCGAGTCTGGCCAGCTCCTTCCGGACACTGGACAAGTCAAACGTTGTGGAAGCACCGTCCGTGCTGTCAGAGGAGACGCCAGACTCCAGCAGTGCCCGGAGTCGGTCAATCTTTTGTCGCCTGGTTTCGCTCATGGTCAGCATCGTGGAGGATGCTGACCCGGTCTACCAGTGCCTAAATGGGGGACCCGTTTTTCAGGTCAGACCCAGAGATACCGCCGAACGATCATGGCCCCGCCGCAGTCGTTACAGGAGCAATTCCGCAACTCCACGCCCTCATAATCTCGGCCATTCGCCGATCCGCTGCCGTTGACCGTTTGCAAGGACTTGAACTGGCCCCGGTTGCGACTGCCGCAGTGTGGACACTGGGCCACCTGCTCATCTGCCACAGGCCTGTCCTTCGTCTTGCTGCCGACTGGCCGCCCTTTTTGCTTTTTCATGTCCTGACCTCCCTCCACCTAAAACAAAACGCCCTGCCGTAGTCGTTCTTCCGCGATCTCGCAATATTCCGGATTGACTTCGATCCCGATGTATTGCCGCCCCATCAGCTTCGCCATTTTTGCCGTTGTGCCCGATCCGCTGAATGGATCCAGGACTGTGTCGCCTTCGTTGGACCAACTGAGGATGTGGTCGCGGGCTAGGGCTTCAGGGAATGTTGCTGGGTGTTTGTTGCCAGGCACCCCAGGATTAGGGCAATCCCAAATGGCGTAACGCATTCCCATGCTGCCTGCAATTGATGGATTTGGTTTGTGCGGTAATTGTTTGGTTGTTCCGTCTTGCTGTCGTATTGTCCTGAAATCCCTGTAATCGGAATTTAGGACTTTGCGATCTTTGATCGGATTGAACGTACTAACGTCACCTTTGGACAGTACAAACATGAATTCAAACACTGGAGCATATCGCACTTGCAGCGAACCAACAGCAGTGAAACCACCCTTGTCCCAAATCATCGTATCATGCAACTTGAACCCGATCTCCATAAACCGCAGCGCCTGCCGGAAACTGGTCCCCGTCTCGCTGCCGTCAACGGTCGCGTCATTCACCACCCAGACAACCACGCCGCCCGGCTTTGTCACTCGCCACAACTGCTGTGCCACGCCCTCAAAATCCCACGAGTGACCGCCGTAGGTGCGGAGATTGTCATAAGGTGGCGACGTAACTGTTAGGTCAATGCAGTCGTCAGGAAAGCCCTGCAGCGTCTCCACGTTGTCGCCGCAGATTATTTGGTTGACTGGTAGGTTCAAAACAATACCCCCTGCCGTAGTCGTTCCAGAATGTCCGCACAGTATTCCGCTTCCCGTTCGATGCCGATTGCCCGGCAGTGCTCCAGCCGTGCCGCCTCAATCGTTGTGCCACTGCCAGCAAATGGATCAAGCACCACACCGCCAGCAGGACAGACCAACCGAACTAGATACCGCATCAGAGCCACGGGCTTGATCGTTGGGTGTTTGCTGTTGCGTCGCTCGGATGGATCGGCCTTGGCACAGTAGAAGAACCGGGCTGCGGATGCTTCGCCGTCTTCCGGAAACAGCCCCACCACCTCCTCGCTGCCATCGTGGATCAGGTTAGCGGGGAAACGGCCTAGATCGCTTTGGCGATACGCCGCAATGTCTCTAGGGTTCGGATTGTGCCCTGCCGCAAAAGCACCACCACGAATGTCATTAGGAACAGTTGACCCCTGCAGAGTTTCTGACGTTGCCACCCTACACCCATCCACATTCAGCGCCCCGGTGCCATGCTGCAACACGTTTTCGGCCACGGTGCCGGGGAACGGCTTGCGTGCCACTGTGATCGGCTCCAGTGCGGGTTTCAGGGCTGTTCCCCAGCCTTGCCACTGCTTCGCGGCTTCGGTTGCGGGGGCGGTGATGGGTGCTGGCTGTCCGGCCTTTTCTGTGTATGCCGGTCGATAGCCTTGTGCCGTTTGGTATTCACTGGAAAATGTTGACCCTTTCCCAAATCCTGCTGAATACCCCACCACCTCCCGCTCCACCCCAGCCGCCTTGTCAATCGCCTTGCTCACGTCCAGCGATTTCGGGAACCCTGAGCCATACACCCACGCGATCATGTCCCGGATTTCAAATCCCGCGTCCTCAATCCTCACGGCCATTCGGTGCTGCGTCCTGGTGCCAGCAAACGCCAACAGATGCCCGCCCGGCTTTAGCACCCGAAGACACTCCTGCCAGACTTCGACAGATGGAACATCGTAGTCCCATTTCTTGTTCATGAATGCCAGCCCGTAGGGTGGATCGGTCACGCATGAGTCCACCGAACTATCCGGGAGAGTCCGCAGTACTTGCAGACAGTCGCCATTGTGTATCTCTGTGCTCTTGTCGTTGTGGTATAGCGTCACGTCCTCACCTCCGTCTTCCGCCTCACCCGTCGCTTTCGCTTTCTTTCCACCGCGTCCGAATACTCTGGCACATTGCACCCACAAACCGAACCCAAGACCAGACAGCCCACCGTGGTGTCCAGCCAATGGTTGTCATGTCCGGGTTTCAACCGCCACTCGATCACCGTCCGGCCCCTGCCCTCTGTTGGTGTCCCGAATTCGCTGGTGATGTGCTCGGCCAGCATCCTGTGTTTGCCGTCATACATCGTGACAGCCCCCGGACTGCCCACCCGTGCCGCCAGCTGGTCCTGCAGTGCAGTCTTCCAGAAATTGACGTCCACCGTCACCGATTTCACATCGGTCCGGCTCTTGCGTTTCTTGATCACCCAGCCCAGCCCGACCCGTGAGCCGTGGTCGTACTTGCGTTCACTGATCGGCTTGTCTGCGGCCCGGTAACTGTGGCCCAGATAGGCATAGAGCCGATTGGCATGATCCGACCGTGCCAGAGCCTGCTTGACGATTTCGCCCTTCCAGCGTGCGTCACATCCCACCGCTTCCATCGGCACGCTGCCGCCGTCCTCGGTTAGCCACTCCCGAGAAAACAACCAGTCCGCCAGATCGGTGATACCCTCGCTGAGCGCTGCCATGTCGGATCTGTTGCGGTATTTGTTGCGGAGCTTTTTCCGGGCCTCCCGCAGAGTGAAGTAGCTTTCTTCCTGTTCTGGCCAGGTCCCGTACCGCACGAGGTGCCCAGACCCGTCATCCTTCAGGGCCATCACGCTGTAATACAACAGACTTTGCTGAACGTCGATCGAGCACACCAGCTTGTGGTAATCTCGGGGAATCAATCCCCGCTTGATTTTGACGTTCCTGCCGTCCGCCAGATCCTGAGCGTTGAGCCATGCCCGGCTTTCGTTGTGGTCCTGCTGTGGCTCGTTCTGCAGCTCTGACCAGAATCCTGTGCGACTTCGATAGTACCACTCCATGGCATGCTGGATGGCTGAGACCTCGCCACGGTCTGCGGAGAATCTGGCTTCCCAGCCAGCTTTTGCCCCGCTGTCCATCGCGGCCCGGTTTTTCTCGTAGTACGCCGTGGCATCCCGGATGTCACCATGTGCCCGGAGGCTGTTCGCCCTCAGCTCTGCGTACTCGGCCCAATAACGCATGGCCCCATCATCTGGCAGACTGTAGAGGAAACTTCGGCGGATGCCGCACCAGTCCGGATGGATCTCCATGTTGAGCAGCCTGTCCGCCGCATCATCTGCCCGGATCACAGTGCAAGTCACCAGCGCGCAGAATGTTGAGTCTGGGCCAGCCATGCCCACCAGATCGTTCTGAATCACCTCCGTTCGGGAATAACATTGCATGGGGGACATAGCAGACTCCCGCGTCTGGAAGTCGTCACAGAGCAGCATACTGGGCCTGATCACCCGCCCGTCTGGAAGTGTGTGCAGAGCACCGCGAACCGCCTCCATCAGCCCCGCAGCTGAAACAATGGCACCAGTCCCCGGATAACCGTCGAGCGTGGCGAAACAGATGGTTTTCGCCGATGTCATGATGTTGGTCGTCTTGCCGTTGTACAACTGCCCCCGCGCCCGGTTGCTCACGCCTTCCAGCTTCCTGAAGGGATAGCAGACTTCTGGAAACAGCTCGAACAGGATCTGGTTGTGGCTCACCTCCACCACGATGTCCCGGAGCAATTTTTCGGCCTTGCCCGCGTTTGCCGCTGCGATCATTGCGAACGGATGCCGCCGCGTGCAGATAGCCCAGATCATGGCCCGCATGATGATCGTACTCTTGCCCGTCCCGCGTGGCATCCCCACCGCCCGGAAGCCCCCGGTTGTGATCACCTTTTCCAGCTCCGCGATCAGCGTCAGATGGTCGTCAGACCAGCCGAGCCGGAACGCCTGCGGGAAGCATTCTTCGAGAAATGTCCGCAGATCATCCTCACACTGCTGCCGCAGCTCGGGATCAGCCACGCTCGGGATTTCCCCGATCTCCCGCCCGGCTGCCGCCTGTGCCGCACTACGTGCTTTCGCCCTCGCCTTGTGGGCTTCGTAGGCTTCGGCTGTGAAATCTGCTTTCGTTGGCATCAGTCCTCCAGACTGTCCACCACCTGCTGGATCTGCTGCAATGTCCGGCCACCAACCCAGACGCGAGTCGGCTTTTTCTGGCCACGCTTAATCAGCCAGAACGTAGGGACTCGGCTGATGGCCTCCACTCGCTGGCCCTCGATCACTCTGGGCCGCCGCGTCTCTGGGGCCTTGTCGATGTCCACCAGCTCCACCGGGATCTCCTTCCGGACCTTTTCCAGATGGTCCCGCTTCCATTGTCGGCACGGTGCACACCAGTCCGCCGTGAACATCACAAGCCGCCATTCTGGTTCAGCTGCTGCCGCTTTGGGTGGGTCAATGACAATCACCGTGAATTCATCGGTTGCCAGCTGCGTCAGCGTGATGGCTGTCACCAGTGCCCAGACTTTCCAGATCATGTCATACTTCCCGAGTAAGGCCCCACAAGGTCATCCGCCAGCATCTTCGACCCGCGAACGATGCCGAATCCATAGTCTCCCCAGTTGCCCCAGCTGTTACGGAACCGGATGGCCACTTCACCATCCAGCCAGATGGCCTCGCATAATGTCACCTCATGCCCCCACCAGTTGTAACCCGCCGCGAGCGGAATCCCGCGAAGCAACAGGCTGACCATCTGGGACAGATTTCTGGGCTGGCATTCAACCCATT